CGTCCGAGTTCCCGCTTGATTTTCTTTCGCCTGGGACTGAGAAGGATTTTGTGGCTTACACAATTCCTAATCATGGTCGTATTCCAGAGAGAAACATCGAAGGCGATTACGTCATGGTTCCGACCTACGACGTTGGTGCTAGCATTGACTGGCTCCTCAAATATGCCCGCGATGCTCGCTGGGACATTGTAACACGCGCTATGCAGGTGCTGGAATCGTCGTTCGTTAAGAAGATTAACGATGACGCCTGGCATACCCTTTTGGCTGCTGGCGTTGACCGCAACATCGTTGTTTATGACGCCGATGCTGCAATTGGTCAATTTACTAAGCGTGTGGTTAGTCTTATGAAGACGGTCATGAGACGTAATGGAGGTGGAAATAGCACCTCGATTAATCGCGGTAGACTTACCGATCTGTATATTAGCCCCGAAGGTATGGAAGACATCCGTAACTGGGGAGTTGATCAGATTGACGAGGTTACTCGCCGTGAGATCTTTGTGGCCGCAGATGGTGCTGTTAATCGGATCTTTTCCGTTAACCTGCATGATCTGGACGAGCTTGGTCAAAGCCAAGAGTACCAACTGTTCTTTGCAAATGAACTGAGTGGTACCCTTGCCTCTACTGACGTTGAACTGTTAGTGGGTCTTGACCTCAGCACAAGCGATTCGTTTGTGATGCCCGTTCGTGCCGATATCGAAATCTTTGAAGATGATAATCTTCATCGACAGAGACGAGCAGGCATGTATGGGTATGGGGAACATGGATTTGGCGTCCTTGATAACCGTCGAGTTATCTTGGGGTCGTTCTAAGATAACCCCGCACCAAGATAAGGGAGTCGGTGGCAGTTTCTGCTGCCGCTCCCTTTTTTTTATATATAAACTAACGTCCATAAGAAGGAGGAATCTTAGGATGAAAAAGAAATTACGTGGAACAATTTTTGCTTTTTTATTGGCCTTCAGTACCTTAACTGCCCAAGCTGAAGATAAGCTGGTGCAGCACTTACAGGACATAAGCGTTACTGTAAAAGCCCCAGGTCTGTATGGCGAATCTCAGGGCTCTGGAGTCATTGTTACCAGAGAACTAAAGACATCCAAGGATGGCAATGAAACTGAAATTGTTAACTTTGTTTGGACTGCCGCTCATGTGATTGACAACCTCAGAACAGTCAGGACTGTGATAGAAAATGGGCAGCAAAAGAAGATTATTGAGTTCAAGGACGCGCAAATAGTTCAGGAGCTTGTAGAAAATGGACGTAAGGTTGGGGAAGTCAAGATGGACGCCAAAGTTATCAGATATTCTGACTCTGAGGACGGCGAAGATCTAGCCTTATTGATGGTCAGAAAGAGAAACTTTGTTACAGCTTCCGCAGAGTTCTATTTAAATGGAGACCAGATTGTTCCTATTGGAACAGAGCTTTTCCATGTTGGGTCTCTTCTGGGGCAGGTAGGATCTAATTCCATGACTCGTGGCATTATGTCCAAAGTCGGAAGAGTCCTTGATCTTGGTTCTAGTGGTGGAGTGGTATTTGATCAAACCACTGTTACAGCCTTCCCCGGTTCCAGCGGTGGTGGAGTATATCTTTCTGATAGAAATGGAGATAACGCAGGTCAATATGTCGGGATGCTTGTCCGTGGTGCGGGAGAGGGCTTTAATTTTATTGTTCCTGTTCGCAGAATGGCAAATTGGTCTGAGACGGTCGAAGCACAGTGGGCCCTAGATGGTTCTGTTGCGGCTCCGTCTATCGAAGAACTATTAGAGCAACCCATTGAGGATGCTAGTTTTACTCCTAAAGAAGAAAAGGAAGAGAGCAATAAGAGTCTCGGTATTAAGTTTATGATTGTAGAAAGAATTTATAAGCAATATCAAGATCAAAAAATAGTTCCTTACCAAGACTAGGGGGCAGACATGGCTCTGGTTCTAAAAGATAGGGCAAAAGAGACCTGTACCGGTACAAGTGGCGACATGGCCCTTACCGGTGCAGTGTCTGGCTTTGTGGCCTTTTCTGTAATAGGAAACGCTAAAGAAACCTATTATGTTCTAGAAGACGCAGACGGAACAAAGTGGGAGGTGGGGATTGGAACATATACCCTATCAGGAACCACTTTTAGTAGAGATACAATCCTAGCAAATCAAGCTGGCGACACCACTACACAAACATTCAGCGGTGGTACTCATACCATATTTTGTGGGTATCCTGCGGGTAAAGCTGTATATCTCGATGCTAGTGGTAATCTTTCGCATACTGTTGATATTAGCAGCGATACTAATCTGGTCGGTGGTACTGGCATAACTCTTACTGGCGATACTCTATCCACTACTGACTCAGAAATAGCCCATGATAGTCTAAGTGGGTTTGTAGCCGCCGAGCATGTTGATTGGGCTGGCGCTAGTGCTGGAACAATACACGCAACCAATTATACTGATACAACCTATACTAAAGCTTCTTTTGATTTAGACCATCTATTTACTTTGGTCGACGCTACTGCTGATACCAGTGAGCATCTCGGAACGTTTACTGGCAGCACGATTTCAGACAGCGTAACAATCAAAGCGGCGTTGCAGGCATTAGAAACTGCCGTGGAGACTAAGACTAGTAATACTGGAGATATGACTGGTGTAGATTTAACTGCTGGTACTGGCATTACCATAGATAGCGAAACTAACACGACAAGCGGCGATTACTCTGCTACGATAACCTGCACTGTCACTGACACCAATACTATGGGCAGCGGTTTTACAGTATCAGCAACAACCGATACTACTGCGACAACTATAACTCAAGGTGACGACTTGTTCTTCGCAGCAGGTACTGGGATTACCTGCGAGACTACAGCGGATGGTACAGTCACTATTTCGTCTACAGTCACCGACACCGACACAACCTACAGCGCTGCAACTAATTCAGTATTGGGCTTGATGAAGCTAGAGGACGGCACAGAACAAACTACAGCCGCTAATGCTGTAAGCACAACGGCTGGTAGAACTTATGGGATTCAGTTTAATAGTAGCGACGAAGCAGTTGTCAATGTGCCTTGGACTGACACCGACACTAATACTATGGGAAGTGGCTTTACGGTATCAGCAACAACCGATACTACCCCCACAACTATAACGCAAGGTGATGATTTAATGTTTACGGCAGGTACAGGCATTACCTGCGAGACTACAGCGGAAGGTACAGTCACTATTTCAAGTACAGTTACTGACACCAATACTATGGGTTCTGGATTTACTGTATCGGCAACTACCGACAGTAATGCTACTACCATAACTCAAGGTGACGATTTGATGTTTGCAGCAGGTACTGGTATAACTTGTGAGACAACGGCGGACGGAACTGTTACTATTTCAAGCACAGTTACTGATACCAACACAGAATACACCGCTGGAACATTGTTGGATCTATCTAGTACAACCTTTAACGTTGATTTAAGTGAAGCTTTGGCGGCAGTTATGGCGGAAGCAGATGAATTTATTTTTCTAGATAATGACGATTCTTCGGCGGCAAAGCGGGAGTCTTTATCAGATTTACTTGATACTGTAGCAGGAACTGTAGGCACTACAGGATTAGACAGGTCGGGAGCTACATTAGTTGTCTCAGATCTTCATCCTGTCGGCGTAAGTGGTTCTGCTGACCAGCTTCTAACCGACGACGGTGATGGTACGGTTACGTCTGAAGCCAACCTTACTTTTGATGGAGGTATACTAACCCTCAACGGGGGTTTAGTAAAAAACACTGATACAGTTACCGCAGCCACCTACACCGTGGATGCTACCGGAACAGACAGTATCATTCTTTGTGACGCCACAGCCAACGCCATAGACATAACGCTACCTGATGCTGCCGCTGGAATAGTGGGCAGGATATTGACAATCAAGAAAATAGATAGCAGCACCAATACCGTTGATATTATTGGCTCTACTGGTGGTGGATATGGAGCAGATGATATTGATGAATTTAATCTGAAATATACTTTATATGCACAACACGACACGATTACAATTGTATGTGGAGAGGGAGACGGCACTGCTAGCGATTACCAATGGTGGATTATAGCTCAAAAGCTTAAGCCTCATGTTGCAAAAGTCTATTCGGACGCGGCACAAACTGGAGTTACCACTAGCGCATGGGATCAGGTGACATTTGATACGTCAGAACATCTTGTGGGTCTTACATGGACTGATGCAAGCGACAAGATCACCATTACGCGCCCCGGTTATTATCATATTCATGCGCAAATAAGCTTAGATTTAGCTGCTAATCAAGATTGCTATCTTGCGATTGGTAAGAATGGGGCTACTAGTGGAGCCGTTGACGATGAAGACTTACTAAACGTCACGGCCAATAGTCGTCCCGACGCTAACATTTATCAAGAATGTAGTGTTGTAGATTTTTTGGCGGTGGGTGATTATATAACCCTCCATGTTTGGCACAATAAAGGCACTACGGCCAGCACGATAGTTTCAGGAGGAACGGCAGGCGGCGACGACCTTAGAACTAAACCAAGACTATCAGTTTATGAGATAATAGGATAATGATTACAGCAAAAATACCATATTCAGAAACTTGTAATATACCAGCGATTTTAGAGTTGGCTGGCGCATCTCGCATGTCTGCTAGTCATGGGAATGATGGCTATTTATATATTGGAGGCATAACACAAGAGGAATTAGACGCCGCTTGGGAAATCTATAATTCAGACCTAGCAATGTATGAACTTGATCCAGCGAGAGCAGTAAGAAAAGATAAAACCTCACAAGCCGCTGCTGATTTTATATCAGAAACATACCCATCATTTAGACGAGAATTATTTATAGCCTTAGCAGAAGAAGCTCGCAATTCTGGATTAACCAATAGGCTGGCGTATATAAACCAAATGTTTACATGGGTAAAAACTATCGTAGCCGCTGTCTTGACTGCGGAAGACATGATTGACGCAGCAATGACAATCGAAGAAATAAATTCAATAAACTTAAACACAGAAGTCTTTGCCTCCACAGATCCTGAAATAACAGTAAGGGGGGCAATGGCTATTGAAGATTAAACACTTTTATAAATCCATCCACGGATGGTGTGACTTTGAAGATATGTATAAGGAACAGGTTCGGAGGGCCAGCAATGGCTCTCATTTTGTAGAGGTTGGGGTTTATCAGGGGCAGAGCGCAGCTTATATGGCTGTGGAAATCGCCAATTCTGGTAAGAACATACAGTTTGACTGCGTTGATAAGTGGAAGTGGTGCTGGTCTAGCATAGAAA